CATGTATCATACGTTAACGAAGAAGACAACCGTAAGAGTATTCTTACAGCTTCTCGTATCGACGGCAAAACACAATACAGCGTTGGATTAAACGCTTAAGGAGAAAAGAAAATGACTATTATCGCTTTAAAAGGTGCTGCAGTAACTAACTTACATGTAGCAAATAATATCGGTGGTGCAGAGTATGTAAGAATCTCTAATATTTCAGCTGCAGAAAAACTTATTACAGTTGCAACTGTTCTTGTTGATAGTGAATTACCATTACATAACACATACCCTGGAACTGTTACATTAGAATCATTACAGAGTGTCGTAATTCAAAAAGGTACTACTGATACAGTTCAAGTTCCTGGAGATAATGCGACTACTGCACATGCAACTGCGGTGTCGATCGTTACTTCATAGTGTATTAATTAAACACTAATCGATTAATCATTTTGTATAAATATAAATGTAAAACGATGTAAAGGATTGAAATGAAGAGATTTTTTATTATTACTTTGTTATTTCTTTGTAATGCAGTAATGTCTCAGGACACCGATAGTGGAAACACAAGTAATCAAGACGGTGATTTGAACACGAACCAACAAGGTGCAACGGTAGATAGTAATAACGAAACGAATACTAATACTAATCAATATAATGGTGCAGGTAGTGCAAGCCAGATTCCAGTTGCAACATCAACAGCTCCATCGTTGATGTCAACAGGACCAGATAGTTGTTTAAAATCTAAATCTGGTGGTATGCAATCAACTGTTATTGGTTTTAGTAAAGGTGATTATGTTCAAGACCCTGAGTGTAATAGACGAAAGGATTCAGTAGTCTTATACACTCTTAATATGAAAATTGCAGCCATCACTCGAATGTGTCAAAGTATCGATGTATGGGAAGCAATGTTACTATCAGGTACTCCTTGTCCGATTGTAGTAAATGGAAAAGTGATTGTTGGTAAGTCAGCATTCATTACTTTAAGAAGACGCCCTGAGATTTTTATACCAAACTATAAGAAGCTCAAAAAGGCTAAGAAATTGTATTACCATACGATACTTGGCATAGGAGAAAATAATGGTACAAAAGATAAAGTCAAAGAAAAAAGTACTGAGTCTGATAATAGCAAGTCTATCTCTGATCGCTACAGAACAGTCGATTGGTCAAATCTCCCATAGTGGTACATCAATTCAAAGTCTTACGTTTGGTAATCTAATCGATCCAGGCATTAATCCTTTACGACCTACTGGTGACTACACCGAAATTCAAGAGCTGATTAATACAGCTAACTATATTAATACTCAAGTCAGTAATGCTCAAGCAAGTATTGTTGAAATGAGTATGATGACTCCTGGAACTGCGGCTGATGCAAATGAAGCAATCGTTCCAGTTGCTGGTAGAACAGATGCTCATAAGATCGACTTATTAGAAGCAGCATATTATAACCAATCTATTTTAGATGTAGTTAACAATAATTATTATAGTGCAGAACACTTATTAGTACAAAGCTATGAAGATAATAAAGATGAGATGGGTGCAGCTATTGATATGTTTACTGATGCTGCAGCAGAAATTAGTAAAGCTGAAGCTGTATTTGCTGAAGCAATCGATGCTGAAACTGACGAAGAGCGAGTTGAACTTCAAAACTACATACGGGCCAACGATGTACAGATTGATCAATCAACTGTGCAAACGTTTAACCAATCGCTCGATACTATTGAAGATAAAGCTCAAGCGGCTACGGCAGCATTATTTGCGAGTCAAGATGCAGCAGCCCTCGCAATGATTAACTATGATAGTCAAGCAACACTATCTAATATAACCAATTCAACAGTGTCATACGATGCATGGTCTGATCAAATGACTGTGACATGGGATAACGCAACTAATACTGTATTACAAGGTATGTTCTTTGGTAATGAAGGTGAAGTGAATTGGACGAAAGCAACAACTGAAGTCTATGATGGATTCTATGGAGATAATCCACCAGTGTCTGTAAACGAGATGTATAGTGCTTATAGTTATGGTACAGGTGAATCATATGCAGAACAAGCACCAGGATATGATGTGAATGCGAAATTATACAGTCCAACTCAATTGGCAATGGATGTCATAAACGTACAAAACAATTCAACAGGTGTAACACAATATAATAGCGAGAATGGAAATCTTGGTTATAACGGACCAGGCACTATGATTACTGGAGCTCAAGAAGGAGCAAGCGATGGTAATCCTGGAGCATTTAATTCGGATCCAACATTAGCAGGTGATCTAGCTGATGAGTTTGATCCAAACCTTATACCAACAACTGCTGAACCAGTTGCTGGCGCCAGACCATAAAAGGAGTAGTATATGAGTCTTGAAGAAACAGAAGTTAACGTAGGCGGTGTAAAATTCAAAGGAGTTTATATCGCAATCATGGCATCAATCATTGGTACCATTAGTGGTGGTATCTGGGCAGTGTCAGAATTTTATTCACACGTGGGTGTCATTGATGATACCTTAGTTCAACTAGAAGAAACAGTAGACGAGTTAAGTTCAACTCAAAGGGTAGACTTTAAAGAATTAAGAGTAATCATTGAAGCTGAACAAATTAAACTTACTACGATTGAAACACGATTAGAAGACAACAATATAAGTCACCTACAAGGTAAGCTTGCTGAACTACAAACAATGCTTGATGGCATTGGTTCTCGTCAAGTTGAAGTACTTACTGAAGCAAAGGAATCAGAAGGAAAAGTAGCTGACTTAGAGAAAGACTGGATTGAAGTTCGTAACGAATATAAAGCCATGGCTGATGCTCTTAAGAAGTTTGAAGATCGTACAAATAAGTTTAAAACTGAATTAGATAATCTCTGGGAAGGTTTAGACGCTGCAACAAATCCTCTTAATTAATAGTTTACATTCACTTAAAACTGTGTTATAATAGATTATATGATTAGACAAAATACGATTAAAAATAGCATAAAGTGTAAAGGTATAGGTTTACATTCTGGTAACAGCGTAAACCTTACTCTACATCCCGCCCCTGGAAACGAAGGTATAGTTTTCTATAGAACAGACGTCACACCACATGAAAGAATTGCTGCTCATGGTAGCAATGTGGTTTCGACTGATCTCTCAACTACGATTGGTAATGGATCTAATAGACCAACCATATCGACTGTTGAACATCTGATGTCAGCCTTTAAAGGACTAGGTATTGATAACGCTTATGTTGATATCGATGGACCTGAAGTTCCAATCATGGACGGATCTGCTGCACCATTTGTATTCCTTATTCAATCAGCGGGTATATTAGAACAGTTAAAGTTTAAAAAATTAATTCGCATTAAGAAAACAATTACGATAAAGGATGGTGATAAGTTTATAAGAATAGAACCATACAATGGTTTTAAAATAGACTACAGTATAGATTTTGACCATCCTGTCTTTAAGGATAAACCCGCATTCATATCATTAGACTTTAAACACACCTCATATATTCAAGACATCTCGAGAGCCAGAACCTTTGGCTTCGTAGATCAAATAGAAGCACTCTTAAAGAAAGGATTGATCAAAGGTGGATCAACTAAGAATGCCATATTAATTGATGACTACCATATCGTTAACGAAGAAGGCCTACGATATACCGATGAGTTTGTACGACATAAGGCTTTGGATTGCTTAGGAGATATAAGCATGTTTGGAGCTTCAATGCTGGGTAAGATCACAGCTCATAAGAGTGGTCATGATTTAAACAATCAATTGGTAAGAGCTCTCATATCAGATCAATCTGCATGGGAAGTCGTACATAATGGCTATAAAGAGATCAGAGCTTCTCAGAGGCCCGTGGCTTCATTTGGCTGATCTATTGGTAGGTATACTCATATCTAGCTAATAAATACCTTAGATATCACTCTAGGGCTTATATCAAAAAGTTATAAGAAATGATTTCTTATTCCAAAACAATCTAAATAAACCTTAAATAAAGGTTTACAACCACGCGTGGCTATGATATAATAGCTACATAAAATAAATACAGAGGAGTTAAAATGAGAAGAGCACGAACTAGACCGGTCACTGGCGCAAAGAGACTAGCAAACCAAGTGATTATCAAAACCCCTCCTAAGAATGTAAATATTAACATTATCGCAAATAACAGTGTACAACCACTTAAAAAGATGGTATAATATATCCATAAATTAATCAAGCAGGATTCTTATTATGATTCTTAATATTACAGGTTCAACTAAAACTACTCGAGCAATGGTCACATCTACCGCAGCATTCGGTATGATCGAACTTGGCTTACGCTCACTAAGTAGCTTAAAGATTAATATCAAATTGATCAATATGCCAACTGGCAATTATGGCTTATGTTCAGCAAATGATGAAGATGATAAGCCATGGCAGCCAATGAGAAATTTTACCATTGAAGTAAATAAGAATATGGGCATCAGTATGATTGTTCGTACAGTACTTCATGAATTGGTACACGTTAAACAATTCGCACGTGGTGAATTGGATAGTAAGTATAAAGGTATGCGTTGGAAAACAGCTCACATCACAGATGATGTAGAATACATGGATCTTCCATGGGAAAAAGAAGCGTATAAGATGGAAGATAAATTAGCAGCTAAATTTTGGAGCGAGAACTTAATATGATAGACATATATAACGACTTCATTTCAGATCGAATTAAAAAAGCTTTGGTTAACGAAGCATCAATTGAAGATAACATTATACATGATGTGCAAGGACCTAAAATGGATTTAGATCCAGATGAAGGATATCTATTATCGCTTAAACGTACCATTAAAGTTATGGATAAGAATGGTACAACGTATAAAATAACTATTGAGGAAGACAATGATTAAATTACTACAAACTATTGTTGTGTGTTCAACTGTTATTATTATTGTAGGATTATTATTATGTTAGTATATAGAAAAAATATTATAAGCGGTAAGGTTAACATTATGGCTTTACCAGTAACACAAAAACAACTTGACATATACGAGAATACAAACGTTAATGTTCAAGATGTTTTTCCTGATCTCGATGCAGATCAACGTGAGTTTCTCATCTCTGGCTTTATGCCTGGTGAATTTGAGCACCATGTTGATGGATTCGAATCCGAATTCGGACTTCTTACTGAAGACGAAACTTCTAATTATGTAAAAGGTGGCAAAAATGACTAAAGAAACTAAAAATCAATATGAATATATCGACAACGTTAAAATGACTGAATCGAGGAAACGTCCAGTAAGAACGAATTATTTAGAATTCATGGCAGTTGCCTCATCGTACGCAGCATCGGTTGCATTCCTAATCATATATGGAAAGCTTTCAGGAATGACTTTTGAGCATATGATGATCGCATGTATGTTTACCTTTCTTATGCAATTAAATGTGCAATTCTTAGGTACGGCTATTCGACATCAAAGAAGTAAAGATCGTTGGTCTAAATGGGATGGTTCTTAGAATCCTCTTTCTTATAACAAAACAGTCTAAATAAAAGGTGTACATGGACGTGCACCCATGGTATAATAGCTTTATAAATTAATCGAGTTGAGAGTATATTATGCCTGTTTTAAGATTTCTGTTTCAATTTGCCATTATCATCGCTGTTGCTGTATTAGCACTACAATACCTATAGGATTATATTATGCTTCACTTTACAGATTACATTACGTTTAAAGTTGTCCATAGTCGCGACATTTGGAGAAACGTCACATCTTATTACACTGTCGCGGTCAACGGTATTGATAGTAACTTCGAAGAAATTGATGAAGCTGCTGAGTTCATTTCTAGTCAAAATATCCGCGGATATGGAAGGTGGAATGTGGAAGATATCAAAACAATATTATTAGCTAACATACAGTAGGATCTATATTATGCTTCAATTTACAAAGAACATTACGTTTAAAGTTGTCCATGTCGATACCGAAAACGTTGTATCTTATTACACTGTCGCGGTCAACGGTATTGATAGTAACTTTGACGAAATTGATGAAGCTGCTGAGTTCATTTCTAGTCAAATGGTACCGTGGTGGGATACCAATGAAGATATCATAACAATATTATTAGCTAACATACAGTAGGATTATATTATGACACACAAAGTTGTTCTCATTACCAAAGCACAGCGTTTGGCTCTTATCAAAAAATCACATAAGAAGGTCTTAAAGAAAGATAAGCTTCGTGATCGTATCGCTCTTAAAGATACACGAGCACTCACTAAGTCTGTTAAAAAAGCAGGCCATCAGTCTCCTTCAAGTCTTGATGCTTTCTCTGAAAAGAACATGTATTACTCAGATAAAAATATCGATACGTTTATTAAAGCTTCTCCAATGTACGAAGCGTATCAAGCATCTCGAGATGATTATTCATGATGCATACTAATTCATTACGATATGATCATACAGGTCGTAAGCGTAAGACTAAAGCATTAAACAAATGTAAGAAGCTTAAGCGTACCTTTAAAGAAATTGAAGTACGCTCAGCGCATCCTAACTATGAGGATCAGGTTCATTATAAGTCTGCTCCTCTCACACCACCTACTCAAACTATGCAAGATGATTCTTATAAGAAAGAGATCTCAGCAAAGTATACTGTTTCTATCGCTTATAATAAAGGTACTTATCAAGTAGTGCCTAATAGTGATATCAAACACATCGGAAAATAATTGTTTACAAATCTTTAAAAGTATGATATAATAGATTCATTATTATAGGAGAGACATATATGTCAGCAGAATTAGATAAGAAGCGCGCTAAAGGTAGAGGCAATCGAAATACAATCGAAGGTCAGTATCTTGGTTCAATGCCAGTTTACGATGCAACAACTACACCAACAGATCCAGAAGCTTATTGGTCTGAATGGAGTAATATTGCTAATTGGTTTAACTACAAGTTTAGTCCTAAAGACTTTAAGACTTATGCAGTACGTTATGCCAAAGAGTATCTTAAGCTCTCCAAGGATGACTTAAAGGATCTTAAAAAAGTTAAAGATGGTCGCTTCTTACCTGTATCAAAGTTGACAGCAATTCACTTTACAGGATTTAATTATCGTGATGCTGAACGACTCATGATTGAGATTTATCTGAAAGAATTAATTGAACAAGGTAAACTAATCGTTGATGAAGTAGTCGAAGATGAAGATAAGCCTAAGGTAGTATCAATTCAGTCTCGTATGTTTTCTAAAATGATGGAAACAATCTATAACGAATTTGATGATACGATTATTGAAGGCTGGTTTGCTCGAGACTTTAGTGCAAAGTTTGATGCATTTACTTCCATTAAAAGACATGATGTGAAAGGTGCTTCAATTAAGATGTTTGCTAATAAGGTATCATCCATACACAGTGAATTAAATGATGCGTATGCTAAAGATTGTGAAGACTCTATGGAAGCTTATAGCAACTGGACACGTCCTCACCTTAAGAAAGCAATCAAACAACTTGATGAAATCTTAGCTGATGTCGAAGCAGCACAACTTGCAAACAAAGCTGTTCGTAAGCCACGTGCTTCTAAACCTAAGGCCTCAGACAAACAAGTGGCTAAGCTTAATTACCTTAAGGAAGATAATGATAGTAAGCTAGCGTCCATCAGTCCTATTCAGATCCCAGGCGCTAAAGTCTTATACATCTATAATGTTAAACAGAAGAGACTCACAGAGTTCGTAACGGATAATGATGCAGGCTTTATAGTTCAAGGGTCATCATTAAAGAACTTTGATGATAAACTAAGTCGAGTATGTGCGCTTCGTAAGCCAAGCGATATACTGCCACAAATTCTTAAGAAGACACAGAAGCAGATCGATAATGTCTTTAATGGATTAACAACGAAGGTCAGTGTACCAGCTGGTCGTATTAATAAGGATTGTATTATACTGAGGGTCATCAATTGAGTGAACTAGAAGACTATAAGATCATGACTAAGAAGAGATTTTCTTCAGCAGTCGAAATGTTAGTCGCAACAAAGAAACTAAGTTATATCGATGCTATTACACATATAGTTGAAGAACGTGGAATGGAATACAGTAACGTCAAACGGCTGTTATCCGATTCAATTAAACAGAAGCTAGAAGTAGAAGCATCAGAATTAAAATTAATTACAACAACACCCGGCAATAAACTACCATTATAGGAAAACACCATGAGCACAATTATTATTCCATCATCAGACGCAGATCGTAAAATCATCAAAGATGCAATGACTGAGTTATCTAACTCTATGGTTCGCATCGAGTCTGAAAAGAACTTCATCAAAGAAGCTATTGAAGAACTAAACGATAAGGTTGGTATCGATAAGAAGCATCTGCGTAAGTTAGCTAACGTATACCATAAGCAAACTCTTGCTCAAGTCACTGGCGAAATGGAAGACTTGGAAGCATTATATGAATCATGTCTTAAGTAAGATGGATCCATTCGAGTCATACAAACTTTATAATGCACTAAAGCTTCATTTCGAAACAGACGGATATGATGCAGTAAAGTACCATTATAAAACTCGAGTTAATCCTCAGTCTTTCTTTAAACGGAGAGACAAGTATTTCTTTGCCAAGCTCGGTAAGAGTTATGGCAAGGATCTATTAAAGTATTATGTATCAAACTTTATTAATGACGTAGGATATGTAGGTGATATGCTAGGTCTTGATGGAGAGACTAACTATAACGATATGGTTAAAGTCCATGAATCATTATCGTATAGGTTTAAAAGTGATATAAATATATTATCATCGATGGTCAACTCATTCGATGAAATGTTAGAGTGTAAAGATAACGAATACCCAGTAGTTATCAATGCATTCTTACAGCAAGAAATTTGTTTAGAAACTGTGGTCATACTAAATAAGCTCACAAGGTTTATGGACAAGGCAGATAAACAAATAACAGAGACAATCATGTGGCCTGATCTGTCTCGTAAAGTTCAGAAGTACGATCCATTTGTTTCGATTGACCGAGATAAGATGATAAAGATCGTAACAAAGTCCTTTACAAACTAGTGATAATGTGTTATAATATACATTATATTATGAATAAAGTGGATAATTCAGAAAATACAAAACATACATTGGAGAAAACAATATGTCTTTAAGTAATTTAAAATCTAATCGTGGCTCGTCTATCGATAAACTCGTTCAAGCAGCGGAAGCTGTATCATCAAAAGCAGAAACAAAATCATACGGTGATGACCGTTTTTGGAAGCCTACACGTGATAAAGCTGGTAACGGCTATGCAGTAATTCGTTTCCTTCCACCCAAGGAAGGTGAAGATTTACCATGGGCACGTTATTGGGATCATGGCTTTCAAGGACCAACCGGCATGTGGTATATCGAAAACTCATTAACTTCTATTGGTCAGGATGACCCTGTTTCAGAAGCTAACACTCTCTTATGGAATAGTGGTCGAGATGAAGATAAAGCAACTGCCCGCGAACGTAAGCGTCGTTTACATTATGTCTCAAATATTCTTGTTGTATCAGATCCATCTAATCCAGAAAATGAAGGTAAAGTATTCCTTTATAAGTTTGGTAAGAAGATCTTTGATAAGATTATGGATGTAATGCAACCTCAGTTCCAAGATGAAGATCCTGTCAACCCTTACGATTTCTGGGAAGGTGCTGACTTTAAGATCAAGATTCGTAAAGTTGAAGGTTGGGTAAACTATGATAAGTCGGAGTTTGGTAATCAATCAGCTCTGTTTAACTCAGACGAAGAAAAGCTAGAAGAAGTATATGCTAAGGTTCATTCATTAGCAGACTTCACTAAGGCTGAAAACTATAAGACTTATGCTGAACTTAAAGCTAAGTTTAATAAGGTATTAGGTGTTGATGCCGGTCCTGTAGCTGAAGCCCCTGTGGTAGCTCAGACATTGGCTGAACCAACATACACTGAAGCTCCTGCTGGTGCAGCACCAACTGCTGAAGCTGAAGATGATACCCTTAGTTACTTCGCTAAGTTAGCACAAGAATCATAATATAATAATAAAGAGCGGTGTATACCGCCAGGCAACACGCTTAAGGAGTCCTTCGGGGCTCCTTTTTTTTAAAATGATCCTACAGTATAATTATTTAAACCAAAGTCACGTGAACGAGTCGAACTACTCATCGATGATGATGATTTGTTTGATGTAGTACTTGAATTATTTACGTTGTTTACTATAACTGGAGCAGCAGCTTGATTTAAGAATTGTCCTTCCATCTTATTATCCATAGACGACATATCTAGTTCATCACCCGTAGTGTTAACTGATTTCCCTAAGTCTGTTTTTGCAAATTCTGCGTTATCTTCATCGATCTTTTTCTGTTGAAACTCAACCTTTTTCTTAGCAGCATTATCAGTAGACATTTTTGGAATTTCAGGTAGATCAATTTCGAATCCTAAGAACTTACCAAATTTCTCTACCATGCCTAAAATGAAGTTAACATACGCACCCATTAAGTTAACTATGTGACCGAATGCATCTTGTAGATGTGCAACACCTAACATTAATACATCAAATACTGAAGTAAAGCCTAATGCATCTCTTAGTTTAGTTAAAGCAAAACCAATAGCTGCAACAATTAAAGCTATACCAAGAGCGATTGCGATAGGTACAGCGAATGGAGCAAGTACTGCAGCTAGTGCTGTACCCATGCTTATCAATGCTACAAGCATTCCAGGTAGAAATGTACCCATCATAAAAAGTCTAAAAACGTTGGCTGCGGCTGTTAGAGCTTTAACCATCTTCATTAGTTTACCACCTAATGATTTCATCATATGTTTAAAATGACTCATCATGCCAGATATATACTGACCGATGAAAGACGCTCTAAATAAATTTACAGCAGCTCTTATTTTAGGGAATACCTTTGAAATAACTTTAAAAGCTGTTATTAATTTACCACCGAACAACAGTATAAAAGCACCCGTGAATGATTTCCATTCTGATGCAAAAACCTCGAAAGCACCTGAGATATCTCCTGTTATAATCTTTTGTACTATATCTACAGCTTTACCTAGTATTTCAATAACCTTTTTAATTAGTGCTTGCATTTTTTCAGGATCTAAGATTGCTAATGCAAGTAATCCTAATCCTCCGATTGCTCCGGCATTATCTTTTGCAGATTTAACAATCGAACCAATACCACCAGCTATTTTACCTAATAGACCAGATTGCTTTTCAACTGCTTTGACAGCTTCTCTACGTTTTTCTTCATTATCAGCACCATCTAAGATCTTTTGCTGAGATGCTTTTTCTAGTGCGATTTGTTCTTTATCACCTGATTCTATAGCACTTTGTAATCTTTCTGAATTATCTCTATATTCCTGTCTTAATTTGCTTGACGCGTCTCTACCTTCCTTATCACCAAATGCTGTCGTTTTAATCAAGTCATTTAATTTCTGATTTCGTTCCATATCAGTTTTATTGTCTTGAGCAATTTTGTTTTGTTCTTTAATTTGTATAGCTAATGCGCCGACACCTTTTTGCTCCGCACCAGCAAAGCCAGCTGCAAATTGCTTATCTGACATTTTTGACAGATCTTTTTTCTTCTTAGCCATAACTTATACCTATTTCTTTTTAAGAGCTTGTGTGCCAAAGAACGCAGCAACGATACCAGCAACAGCAACAAAATATGTTGGTGCCATATCACCTAGTGTTTCTTGTGCTTGGTCTAGACCTGCTAGAGATGCAAGGACGACAGCAAAGGGATATAATAGTAATCCACCTAATGCGAACCATGTCATGTTACGCTGAGCATCACGCATAGCATCTTGATCTTCAAGTTCTTTACGTTTAAACTCTAGGTACATTGCTTCTTCTTCTGCTGTAACTTTACCATCACCGTTAGTATCTGCGGGGTGGAATATCTTATCTTCTGACATTATTTACTCCTCGATTGTTCAGCCTTACGCCGATCATTTTCTTCTTTAATATGTTGTTGTAATAACGAAGTATAGATCTCACGTTCCCACGGCACCATGTTATCTAACTCTGTTAGACTATATCCATGGTGCTGCATCATCGCAAAGTTTGTCTTATAATGGTTATATAAGCTATCGTGAGAGAGGCCTAACCAAAAAAATTATCAAAGCCTTTTAACTCAATCTCATTCTTATGACCGCATTTACTACAATCATATTTTAAATCATATGATACTGCTGGCATATCTTCGAAGTAAGTAGTTAATTTTTTAAACTGTGTACTATTTAAAGAATCAATAAAAGCTTCTACTGCTTTCCTACCTTCATCCTTTGCTGAATAAACATTATCAGCATCATATATAGAATCTATAGAACTAACAATCATATGCATTGCTTGATCAACGTTATTTGCTTTAGGATCTTGTTTTTCTATTACTGATACTGATGGGTAACTTAACATTACTCCTACGTCAGCAGTTAACTCAATCCTATTATTTCCTTTCTTCATAATTGGCATTTTAATATCATCGAAATTAATCGCTTGATTATTTTCTGCATCACATTCGCTACATTGAGCTTTTATTTCTGTCGTTTCACCAACAGACTTTCCTCTTAGCTTTAGAAATAATGCTTCTAAATCAAACATTGCTAATTTGTCTACATCGATATCATCATATATACATGCTTTGATTACATCTTTTAAAGCAGTTAAAATTTGTCTTTGATCTTTTGATTCCATTGCGATCATTAAGATCTTTTCTTCTTTTACTAAGTAAGGCCTGTATTCTACTTCCTTTCCTAATGATGGTACTATTGTTCTATACTTCGCAGCATTCAATACTGGTAAAGCCATAATATACTCCTATAATATTAAAATAATGATCTAATTGTTTTCAATCCACCTGAGATACTCGGTAATTCGAAATTTGGTATTGCACTTACTGCAGCAGAAATAGATGATGTCACAGTGTTTTCTGGTACATATCTATCATATGCAAATGTTACAGTTACTTTTTGTACTGTGTTTTCTGATGCGTTACTTAATTCTATTGCAGCGATATTAATCGGATACGCATTAAGTAATTTAATTCCATATACGGTTTTATCTGAGTTATTGAGTTGTTGAATAACTATGTCGGTTTGGTAATTACTTTTATAACCTGCTACATAATTTTCAGTATCGATGATTGATGACATCCAACCTTCTATCATATCTTTCATATAAAAATCATTCGTAAGTAAGAATGTCATTGTTACATCATCATCAATAAAGCCATTAGGCATTTTTAATGTTTCTCTTTCAGCTTGAAAGTCTAAAGTATTTAAACTACGACCTGGAATCTGAGTCGACTCACAAAGGAAAGCGATATCCCTTGGATCACTTATAAGAGATTTAGCATTAAAGGTATCATTTGCTAATCGTCCTACTATATCTAATGGGTTTAGATTTAATAAACTTTGTGATGGCGGAGTAAAGATTGTAAGAAATCTATTTGCTTGCGCTAATCCGCCTCTTTTACCAATGATTGATTTTAAGTTATCAATTGACATATATCTTATCCATTGTATTGTTTGCGAGAATATCTCCAAACAGATTCTTTTTTAACTTTAGCGAATTGTTCTACCGGTAAGAATATTGCTATTTCCCATTCACTCATAGGAACTCTTACTGGTCGACCTTTCACTTGACTATTTAGATAATGCTTAAAGCAAGGTTGAAATTCTTTAAACTTTTTAGTCGATTGTAGTAAATCATATCGTAATTTTAATCGACTCTTATCTGTTACGTTTTTAGGTGCAGTCTTCATTAACTCATCTAAAAATCTTGCACGAACACCTGGTGCTAAGTAATGGAGATTCAAACCATAGAATCCACCAGGAGCTGGTTCAACTACTATGACCATAGGAAACTTATCATAATATGGTAAGGTCTTCTTATGCTTAGGATCATAGAAGTACATGTACATACTACCAGATATCTGCTTACTCGATGGATCTAATGCGTCATCTTTTAAAAGTTTACGAGGACTCACATCACCGAGTTCGTTAACTTTTTTACGGAACCAATTCTTAGACTTTTTAGTCCGTGCTTGGATTCCAGCTCTTTGAGCACCTGCTTGTAGTGTATCAAACAATGAAGCCATTATTTACTATCCATTTTTGTTTCTAATCGTATCATATCTAATTCTAGCATTCTTACTCTATCAATTGCGTCTTGAACTTCTTTTGGTGGTTTGAACTCATCTATCCACGTATCATTTTCTTCGATCTCTTCGAAGTTGATCTCTACTGCTCTCTCAAGGAATGCAATTCTCTCTTCTATACCAAAGTAAGCCCATACAGCAATGCCCGTAGCAAGAACCAATGATAGTAGATTCTTTAATGGTATAGTGAACTCGCTGTCTTCGTTTATAGTACTCATATCTTTATTTATATCAAATAGTAGTGTACATTTACGTGAAAGTATGT